ATGTCGAAAAAATTCTGGAAATGTAAAAAAAACAGATAAAGGTAACGATCTTAAAAGATGGCAAAAGGAAAAATGGCAAGATACTAAAACAGGAAAGCCATGTGGCTCAGGAGGCAAAAATGAATACTGTAGACCTACAAAAAGGGTATCAAAAGATACTCCTAAAACTAAATATGAGTTATCACCATCTAAACTAGCTGCTAAAAAGGCTGAGAAATCAAGGGTGGGAATGGGTAAGAGAGTAAGTAAGGCATAGTATAAAATATAAGAAATGAAAGATCCAAGATTAGAAAGAGCTGGAGTTGAAGGATATAATAAGCCTAAAAGAACTCCTGGTCATCCTACTAAGTCACATATTGTTGTAGCTAAGGTTGGTGATAAAGTAAAGACTATCCGTTTTGGCCAACAAGGTGTAAAGACTAATCAGACTGCTGGGCAGCGTAAAGCATTTGAAAGCAGACATGCAAAGAATATAGCAAAGGGTAAGATGTCGGCAGCGTTTTGGAGCGCAAAAACGAAATGGGCCCCATCAAAAACTGCACAACCTAAGAATCAAAAATGGGTGAAAGGCTCTTAAAATAAGGGTATTTAATTTTTGATTAATTTTGTAACAAATTAAATCTAATATAATGAGTGAGTTAAAAATGCGTGTAGTTGATTTCGAAGAGAAATCAGTTGCAGAAGTAGAGCAAGAATTAATAGATGCTGCTGGTATCGATGAAGGTAATAAAGGTGATGTTGAGGCAACTATCGAAGTAAATTCAGATGGAGCACCAATAGAAACTGGGACCGAGGATACAGGCAACAACTTTGAGATAGATGACGATGTCGTTCTTTCACATATTAAAACAAAGTACAACAAAGAGATTTCCTCTATAGAAGATCTTTTCAAGGAGCCAGAGATTCCTCAGGTTATGCTTGATTCAGATGTAGAGGCATTTCAGAAGTACAAAAAAGAGACAGGTAGAGGTATCGAAGACTTTTACAGATTACAACAAGACTTCGAAAAAATGCCTGAAGACCAACTTCTTGTAGAGTTCTATCGATCTAACGGTGAGGATGAGGAAGACATTGAGTATCGCATGAGAAAGATGGCTTACGATGAGGATCTTGATTCAGAGGATGAGATAGCTGAAAAGAGGTTGGCAAGAAAACAAGAACTTAAGAAAGCTAAGAAATTCTTAGGTGAGCAGAAAGAGAAATACAGCATACCTCTTGAGTCAAGAGAAAGTGCTATCCCTGAAGCTGATCTACAGGAGTACGAGGCTTATAAGTCAAATAAGACCATGTTGCAACAACAACAGGAGGATAACGCTAAAAAGCAAAAGTATTTTGCAGAGCAAACTGACAAATTGTTTTCAGACAAGTTCGAAGGTTTCGGATTTAATTTAGATGAGAACAACAAGGTAGTTTACAAACCTGCAGATGCTAAGTCTCTAAAGGATGAGTCTTCATTGAATAATCTAATTGGATCGTTCATTAATGAGGATGGATACTTGAAAGATGCTGAGCTATTCCACCGAGCTATTACAATAGCTAAAGACCCGGACAAGTTCGCAAAGTTCTTTTATGATAAAGGTAAGGCAGATGCTGTTACTGGATTCGATAAAGACTCAAAGAATATTGACATGGTAAGGACGGCAGGTTCGCCTCCTCCTTCCGAAGGTGGTTTGAAGTTTAAAGTTGTAGACACTGGTTACAGTAACAAGTTAACAATTAAAAAACGCTAAAAACAAAACAAAATGGCAGGTTCATTATCACCAGCAGGAGTATCTTTAACTCCAAGTTCGGTAAAGACAGTTTTACCTACGAACTACTTAAACAACTTGGCTTATGTAAGCCAATACTTACCTGAAGTGTACGAAAAAGAATTCGAACGCTACGGTAACCGTTCTATTAACTCATTCTTGCGTAATGTAAGTGCTGAGATTCCTTTTGCATCAGATTTGATTCAATGGTCTGAGCAAGGTCGTTTGCATACTAAATATGCTGCTTGTTCTATCGCTTATGGTGCTGGAAATGATACAGCTACATTAACTGTTGCAGATGCAGGTATTACAGCTTGTAACTTCCGAGTGGGGCAGGTTGTATTTTTATCTTCAAATGTAGCTAATACAGCTGATAAAGCTATCGTAACAGCTGTATCTGGATTGACTTTTGATGTTGCTTATTATGCAGCAGCAGGTGGTACAATCGTTGATACTGGAAATAATGATATCACTGCATTCGTTTACGGATCTGAATTTGCTAAAGGAACTGAAGGAATGGTTGGATCTTTGACTCCAGAGCCTCAATTCTTCAATGTTAAACCAGTTATCATCAAGGATCGTTTCAACATCTCTGGATCTGACATGGCTCAAATCGGATGGGTTGAAGTAACTTCTGAGAATGGTGCTACAGGATACCTTTGGTATATCAAAGCTGAACACGAAACTCGTCTACGTTTCGAAGATGCATTGGAAATGATGTCAGTTGAGCATATTAATGCTGAGTCTGGATCTGGAGCTGCTTCTTATTTCTCAACAGGTCTTCCTGCTGGATCTCAAGGTATGTTTGCTGCTATCGAGGCACGAGGTAACGTATGGTCTGGAGGTAATCCAGCTGCAATGGCTGATTTCGATACAGTTGTTGAGCGTTTGGATGCACAAGGAGCTATCGCTGAGAACACATTGTTCGTTAATCGTCAGTTCTCTTTGGATATTGATGATATGTTAGCTACTCAAAACTCTTACGGAGTTGGTGGTACATCTTACGGTATGTTTGATAACGATGCTAATATGGCATTGAACTTAGGTTTCACAGGATTCCGTAGAGGATCTTATGATTTCTACAAATCAGACTGGAAATACCTTAACGCTTACGATTTGAGAGGTGGTGTTAACGGTGGTGCTGTAAACGGAGCTTTGATTCCTGCAGGTACTACTACAGTTTACGATCAAGTATTAGGAAAAAATGCTACTCGTCCGTTCTTACACGTTCGATACAGAGCTTCTGAAAACGAGAACCGTAAATTGAAAACTTGGATCACAGGATCTGCTGGTGGAGCTTCTACAAGCAGCCTTGATGCAATGGAGGTTCACTACTTATCTGAAAGAGCACTTTGTACATTGGGAGCTAATAACTTCTTCTTGTTCAAAAATTAAGAAAGATAAATAATACCAGAGGGAGGTGAAATATCCTCCCTCTATTTTTAACAATTTTAATTAAATACAAATGAAAAAAACAGTCGAATTTAAGGACCGTACATACGTCCTTTCAGGTAACAAATCTTCTCTTAGCTACTACATAGCTTCAAGAGATACAAAAAGAAACAGATTACTCTTTACAGATAAAGAGACAGGTCGAAACAGAGCAATGAGATATGCTCGAAACCAAGATTCACCTTTTATTGATGAGCAGGACGATACAGCTATCGTTGAGCCTATCGTATTTGAAGAAGGTATTTTAATAGTTCCAAAAACAAACAAGGCATTACAAGATTTCTTAGCTATTCATCCAGCTAATCAAGCTAATGGAGGTAGCGAGTTTTTTGAGTATAATCCTGAAGAGGAGGCTCAAAGACGTATGGAAGAGCTTGATCTTCGTACTGATGCTATTATTGCGGCTAAGACATTAGATTTCAATAAAACTATGGCTATCGCTCGTACATTCTTAAGTGGCAACATAGATAAGATGTCATCTTCAGAGATTAAGTATGACGTATTATTGTTTGCTGAGAATAATCCTGAGGAGTTTTTAGCTGCTATCGATGATCCTGACATGGATTTGAATAACATCGCAGCAAGAGCAATGAAGGAAGGAATGGTGACACTTAGAGGTGGAAAGGATATTTTCTATAACTTGAAAGATAATAAGAAAAAGATATTAACAATACCTCATGGTATGAAACCGGAAGATGCATTTGCATCATGGTTGCATTCTGATGAGGGAACAGAGTTCTATCAGATTCTATCAAATATGTTTGCAGAATAATTAGTATATTTGCACCATTGTTTAACCCATTAATTTTTTTATAAAATGGAAAAGTTTTTAAAATTCCCAATCTCTGGTAGTACTTATCAGTTAGTATCTATTACAGATGTAGTTATTGTTGAGCAGACAGCTGCTACAACTACTACTCTTCAATACAAAGGTGCTGGATCTACTGCTGATGTTTTAACTATTACTCATGCATCTGTTTCAAATGATGATTTTAGAGATTTTGTACAAAATCAAATTCAAGCAGCTTTGCAAACTTCTTGGACAAATCCTGTTTATACAGTTAAGCCTCCAGTAGCTGTTTCTGGAATAGCACTTGCATAATCAGTATTGATTAACTATTAAGAGGGTGGTCGCTAAGCGTCCGCCCTTTTTTATTATCTTTGCATAAATTATAGTCGTAATGATTGATACCGTCAGAAATACAGTTCTATCAATAATAAGCAAGGATAATAGAGGGTATATAACACCATTCGAGTTCAATCTAATTGCAGATCAGGCTCAAAAGGATATATTCGATAACTATATCTATCAGTATAGCAATGCTATAAACAAGCAGAATGCACACATGCATGGAACCGGATATGCAGATATACCAGGAAAGATTGCTGAAGTGATAGAGAAATTTATTGTTAGCGAGACATTGGTTCCGTCTACAGGTGGAAAATTCTATACCCCTGGTAATGAGCCTAGCAACCCTAAGCAGCCATACTATAAGTTAAACAACATTGTTTACAATAACGCTACAGAGATCGAAGAGGTTACTAACGCTACAGCGTTAAGACTGAATAACTCATTGATGACTCAGCCGTCAACAATGTATCCTGTATACGTGCTTAACGGATCAACAATACAGGTATATCCAACGGCTATCACAGCGAACGTACAAGCGAACTATATCAGATACCCTAAAGCTCCTAAATGGACATACTTCCAGGCTTTAGAGAATGGTGAGCCATTGTTCAATCAGTCTGCCGCTGACTACCAAGATTTCGAGTTGCCAATAAGCGATCAGAATAACTTGGTTATCAAGATATTGCAATACGCTGGTGTATCTATCAGAGAGGGGGATATCGTTCAGATGGCTAAGAATGAGGAAATTCAAGACAAACAAGAAAAAATATAACGTATGCCATACATTACTCCTTATCAATATTACGAGAAT